ACTAACAAGTGTATAAGCGAACAGGTAAAGGAAAGCGCAGACCCTACAAAAGAGAGTACCAACTCCAATTAAAACGTGGGGAACATGAAGACCGCATGGAGCGTCAACGTGCTAGAAGAAAGCTAGATAGAGAAGCAAGAAAATCAGGTGGCGACAGGAATAATAACGGTAAGGCTGACAAACGAGAAGGGAAAGATGTTAGCCATAAGAAGATGTTGAGTAAAGGCGGTACAAACGCCGATGGGTACAAGATAGAAAGTAAAAGTAAGAATCGTAGTCGTAACGGCAAGAAGCCAAAGAAACGTACTACGAGAAGAGCTTAGTACTAAGCCCCATCCCCTAGTGGGCAAACCCACCACGCGCCGTCCGTGGGTACTAGAGACGGCATCTAGTTCGTATTGTGGACACCACTTTACGATGTAAGTTTGTGCATGGAGAAGTAAATGCGGGTGATAGATAACAGGGCAATACTATTAAACCTACGTGACCCAGAAAAAGTAACGGATATCATACCTAAGAGTAAGAGATTATCAGGAAACAAAGTACTGGTGAACTGGGGAGTTGACGAGTCGCACGTATTAAAAAACCTTAACATAAAAGTCCCATCCCCCATCGAGGGGCAGTATAGGTGGACAGGTAAACATAAACCTTTCGATCACCAAAAAACCACATCCTCTTTTCTTACCATGAATAAACGTGCGTTCTGCTTTAACGAACAGGGTACAGGCAAGACCGCTAGTGCGATATGGGCCGCAGACTATCTTATGAACCAAGGCCGTATTAACCGTGTCTTAGTCATATGCCCTCTATCTATTATGGATTCAGCGTGGCGAAAAGATTTGTTTACCTTTGCAATGCACCGTTCTGTGGATATCGCTTACGGTTCTTCTGATAAACGCAAACAAATAATAGAAGGTGGTGCAGAGTTTATAGTAATTAATTATGACGGTGTGGAGATAGTAGCCGATGCAATAGCAAACGGTGGGTTTGATTTAATAATCGCAGATGAAGCTACCCACTATAAAAACGTACAGACTAGACGGTGGAAAGTTCTTAATAAACTAGTCACGCCTGACACATGGTTGTGGATGATGACAGGAACCCCCGCTGCTCAGTCACCATTGGATGCTTTTGGTTTGGCTAAATTAGTTAACCCTAATTCTGTACCACGTTTCTTTAGTGCATTTAGAGACATGGTTATGTACAAGATAACCAACTTCAAATGGTTAGCAAGACCAGATGCTACTGATACTGTATTTAAAGCTCTACAGCCAGCTATACGGTTTACAAAAGAAGAGTGTCTTGATCTACCTGACATGATCTATACCAAACGAACGGTAGAGATGACACGGCAACAGAAGAAATATTACAACGAACTTAGAAATAAACTAGTGGTACAGGCAGGGGGAGAACAGATAACGGCTGTAAACGCTGCTGTAGAGATGAACAAACTGCTGCAAATAGCTTCTGGTGCTATATATACCGATGACGGAGAAGCGTTAGAGTTTGATATCAAACACAGATATAAAGTACTTAGGGAAGTAATCGATGAATCTAGTAAGAAAGTACTAGTATTTGTTCCTTTTAAACACGTTATTGACGTTCTTACTAGCAAACTAGTACAGGACGGTATACCTACAGAAATAATTAGAGGTGATGTATCAGTTAATAAACGCACTGATATATTTAAAAGATTTCAAGAAACCGACTCCCCACAAGTCCTTGTCATACAACCGCAAGCTGCGGCCCACGGTATTACTTTAACTGCTGCAAATACAGTAGTTTGGTGGGGGCCAACTAGTTCTTTAGAAACTTATGCTCAAGCTAACGCTAGGGTACATAGAGCAGGGCAAGACCATAAATGCACCGTGGTACAGCTAGAAGGATCTTCCATAGAAAAACGCGTATACTCATTACTTGATAATAGAATAGACGTACACACAAAAATGATAGATTTATACAAAGAAATACTTGTATAACATATTGGATACCACTATACTCGGTTTCCAACCACAAAGTACGGAGATTTGTGTGCGAGATACTAACTATCTATCGAAGGCTACTGAAGTCTTCATCAAGATACGCGCCGAACGAGCGAAGCTCAAAAAGGAATGGGAAGAAGAAGACGGAAAACTTGAACGTCAACAGGACGTTATAAAGAAGGCTTTTCTTGACCATTGCAATGAAACAGGGGCTAAGAGCGTTAAGACGGAGGCAGGGACTTTCTATCGTTCAGTGAAAAAGAATTACTTTGTTAGCGATTGGGGTAAGGTCTATGACTTTATTAAGGAAACAGGCAACCCTGAATTACTACAAGCACGGATTCACCAGAACAACTTAGAACAGTTCTTTGAAGATAATCCAGAAGCAACCATCGATGGTGTTCAGTCTAACTCTGAATACACGATAGGCGTGCGAAAAGCCAAGGGGGCATAATGTCTGAAGAACGAGAATTTGTTGAAATAAGGAAGGTGGCAGAGCATTTTAAAGTATCTGAATCCACCGTAAGAGCATGGATACGAAACGGTAGCATACCTGAACATACTTACATTAAAGTCGGTAAGACCTTTAGGTTTGAATTGAACCTCATATCGGATGCACTGCTAGGCGAACAGCCGAAAGCAAAACCAAGAAGGCAGCTTACGCAAGAGGAAGAAAACGAGCGGTATGCAGCTATACAAAAGCGTAGGGATATGGAGCAAGAAGCTAAAGAAACGTACTGGCGGGAGAAGAAAAGAGAACAGGTAGTTGAGGAAATAGATCCACAAGAAGTATTAGAAGACTTGGATAAAGATTTCTAATGACTGCTCGTATTTCATTAAGGGAAGGCAAGTTCCGTAAAGTTATCGACGGGACTGAAACGCATATATTTGATTCTGATACTTTAGATGCGGTGATCGTAAACGCGGGTAGAGTCTCCAGAATATATTATGCAAACCAATACGATCCTAGTAAGCCAACAGCACCTGTTTGTTGGTCATCCGATACACAAAGACCTGACCCAGATGTACCTAGCGTGCATAGACAGGCGACTCGTTGTATCGATTGTCCACAGAATATAAAAGGATCTGGGGGTAACAATGCAAGAGCGTGTAAATATTCACAGCGTATTGCAGTCGTATTAGAGGATAACTTGGAAGAGGTATTTCAGATTCAACTACCTGCCACTAGCCTATTTGGCCCTGCGGGTAGCGGATGGATGTCGATGCAGAACTATGCTAGGCATCTAAATGAATACAATACCTCTGCGATAACGGTTGTAACCAGAATGGGTTTTGAAAAGGACGGTTACATACCAAGGCTTCGATTTCGTCCGATGCGTGTGCTAGACGAAGAGGAGTTGAATAAAGTGGCTGAATTGGAATCACATCCCGACACCTTACAGGCTATAACCTTAGTCAGAGGGGGAGACAAAGTTGTATCTCCGTTTAAAGAGGTAGAGGGGTTCGATCATACAAGTTATCTTCGATAGCTTCGTTGATACATTCATTCCATTTAGTAAGTTTACAGTAAGACGTTTAGGAGAACGCAATGGATAAGAACCAAAACCTACAGTACATCGTGGAAGATGTAGAGGCTTTATGGCCTAAGATAAACCGCCCTTATCGGTTTGATAATAAGGAAAAGCGTAGTGTCCCATGCGATGCTACCGACGACCAAGCGAAGTACGAAATAGATTTTCGTATGAACAAAGGTCAAGCACAGGATCTTTGGAAGGCTATGTCTAGCGCATATTCTAGTCAGAAAGAAGACTCTTGGCCTGAGAAGATCAAGAACCCTTTCAAGAAGGAAGATGGCGGCACTTTCACTTTTAAGTCTAAGCTTGCTGCGGCCTACAACGGCAACCCCACACCTGCACCTGCTCAGTTTGATGCGAAGAATAAGCAGCTAGATGAGACTTTCGAGCTTACTACAGGTAGTACGGTAAACGTAGCGGTTGTTTTTGTACCGTACTCTATCGATAAAGATAGAACAGGCGTTTCTCTGCGTTTAAAAGCAGTGCAAGTTGTCCAATATGTTCCAAGAAGTGTCAACTCTCCATTTAAAGCAGTTGATGGCTTTACATCCGATGACTCTTCAGATGATAATCCATTTGAAGAAGTTGTTGCCGATACTGCTTCCGAGGAAGACGATACTTTTGAGGTTGAAGAACCCAAGAAGATGTCTAAAAAATCAGCGGCTCCTAAAGAAGAGAAGTCTGAAATAGCTGACGTTCTCTCTGAGTGGGACGACTAACTCCTCATAGTTTTCACTACGGCTAGACCTCGGCAGGGTCGAAAAGGTGGGTTTGGTGAGTTCTTCGCCTTGCCGTAGTGTCTCTCCACATTGGGTAAAATGGGTAAAAGGGTATGGATTCAAAAACATTTCTACAGAGGGTGCTTAGCGGGGATGGTCATTACTGCCTCTTCGCTTCAAAGCTTGCAGAAGAAAAAAGAACACAGAAATTTTATACATCACTAGAAGACTTAATACACACAGCAACAAATTTAGATCAAGAAGGGTTCGATACGTACTTCGCGTTAGGAACCTTCAAAGAAGCAGGGTCTCGTAAAACACTTAATGTTAAAGAGTTAAAGTCATTTTTCCTTGATATTGATTGTGGCCCTAGTAAAGAATATGTAAACCAGACCGAAGGGATACACGCATTACGTAGTTTCGCTAAAGAAGTGGGGTTACCTAAACCTCTTATCATTAGTTCTGGTAGGGGTATACACGTTTATTGGGCTTTATCAGAAGCAGTATCGTATGAGAAGTGGTTACCTGTAGCGGAACAACTGAAGCGTTACTGTGGTCTCCATAAGTTCTTACCAGATCCAGCGGTAACTGCTGATGCGGCGCGAGTACTTCGTATCCCGTATACCCATAACCACAAAGGAGACCCGCCTCTTCCAGTGCTTCCTATGGGCGTAGAAGTACCTGAATTAGTAGACTTTGAAGAGTTCGCGGAAATACTTGGCGGCGAAACGATACCAGTGCCTAAGAAGTTTATTCCCGCCCCCTCAAGCGCAATGATGGATGCCTTGATGGGAAAC